AATAGTTTTGGTAAATATGATAACTGAAACTATCAATTCTAAAAAAGTTAAAATGGAATATACAGAAATCAACAAAGCAACAGGCGTTGAAAAGGTAATTTCATTTGATAGCTTAAACCAAATAACTAATAAAGATGTTAAGGGATTAGCTGATACTTATAAAAAATGGTTGGGCGTTGATAAATTAAAAAGTTGGGCATCAACTACTGACAATGGTAAAGAGCGTATGAGAATTTTAAAAGAGTCGCTTTGGGTTGCTATTGTTACAGCTAAAACTGATGTAATCACAAAAAATAAAAAGGGTGAGCAATTTACAGGAAATAAAAATAGTGAAATTTTTGTTGATGGTGATTTTGCAAAAAACTATTCAGATAATGATAAAGGGCTTGATATTGTTAGCATGAAATTCTCACAGCTAAAAAGAGCAACCCAAAATTATATTGCTGATAAAAGAACACCAATTAATTCAACTGAGGTATCAGCTAGAAATAATGGTTTTCAAACTCTAATGAAAAAATCAGTATTAGCTATTGATGAGGCTAAAGAAAAAATTGTATTGGGTGAGAATAACCCGAATGATTTAAACGCTGTTAAAAGTGTTTTCATTAAAGCCCAACAATATATTGAAGAACATAACAGGGTTCAAGCTAGTTTAAAAAAAGCTAGTTAATTAAAACTAACTAAACTAAAACCCCTTGTAGAAATACAGGGGGTTTTTTTTTGCCTACTCTCAAAATAAATTAAGTAGTTCACAAGCTTAACACTAGGTACAAAATTTTGATTGACCTAATTTCCCCACAAGTGACAACCAAATTAAACTAGGGTGTACCCTTGACTATATTCTGGGGGAAAACTTTTTTATTTTTGCGATTACCCTTGATTTACCTAAGGGGTACACGAGTGACCACCCCCGTATGCCCCCGTAGATATATACGATTATGCTAAAATCTCAGATTCCCCTGTAAACCACCTAGTGGCTACATTTATGCACTTAATATTCTGTAAATCTCTTGGCTATATGCTAGGGTGTTCCCTAGGGGGTATGTATAAATAGGTATATATTATATATAAAACCCCCCCGCAGTATCTTCAATACTATTATACACCTCCTTTTTACTTTTGTCAATGCTGATATGTTACAAAAGTGTCGCAATCCACAAATAATTCTAAATTAATACTTGACAAAAGTAATATTCGTGTGTATACTAGAATCAGGTACACTTTAAACGGGCACACAAACACAACCGCATGCACTCATGCACAACGGGTCATCACTAAACTGTACCAATTTTATCGGGAACACCTAGGATTCCCATAAAGTTTAACAATTTAAGGATATAATTATGGCATATATGTATTATGGTAAAAAGTATGATACCAAAGCTGAACTAAAAGCTGCACAAAAGAAAGCAGTTAGTGAGGGAAGTGGAAAAAAGAAAGGATCATTCTTTGAAAAATTTATAGAAGGAAGAAAATCTAAAGAAGCTAAAGCTGCAAAAGCTAGTATAGCTTCTGGAAAAGCTAATACAGCTGCTACATCTAAGATGTACGCTGCAGAAAGCATGTTCAAAGCTAAAAAAGCTGCAACAAGAGATGAAGCTAAAACTAAAATTAGTGATAGATCATTTAAATCTACGTTTGATGATGCTACTAAAGCAGGTAAGAGTACTTTCACTTATGGTGGAAAGTCTTACATGACTAATAAAGGTAAAGGCGAGAACAAAGATAAGATGAAAACTAGAACTGCACCTAAGGGTAGCATTAAAAAGAAATCTAGTTTAGACGCTGACACTGTTGCATCTTACAAAAAAAGAATTAAGTACATGAAAGACAGAAAAGCTAAAGGTAAAAACTTCTCTGCTAAAAACTTAAAAGAGTTAGAAGCAAAATTAGCAGCAAACTAAAAACAATGTTAACCAAAAATCTCATGGATCTTCCTTTTAAGGAATTCATGGAATTGATAAACGCAAACAATGGATTCTACTATTCTAAAGACTCAAAACAAAAGCTTAACCGATACGCAGGAGAAGTTTCTAGACGCATTATTCGGAGAAGCACAAGGAAACCCAAGACGAGCAGGTGAGCTTGCAGGTTACTCAGAACATTCATATCCTAAAGTTCTACGTAATCTTAAAGACGAGATTGTTAAACGAGCAGAAAACTATTTAGCCATACATTCTGCAAAAGCTGCAACTAAAATGGTAAACATGCTAGACGAAGATGGGACAACACCTCATGCTAGTATCAGAATGGAAGCAGCAAAACAAATATTAGATCGTATTGGTATTGTAAAGAAAGATCAAGTAGATATTAATATGAATTTAAAACATGGTATGTTTATACTACCAGCAAAAGACGAAGTAGAAGAATCAATTGTAACACCAGTACAGGATTAATATGACAGCAAGTAAAAACAAAGTTTATGCCAATGCATATCCTAAAAGTCATACAGTTTTAAAAAAACTTAAAAGTAAAAAAATTGTAAGACCTTATAATCCTAGTGATAAAAAACAAAAAGAAATTACAGATAAGCAAAATCCTATATCTTTGTATAACGAAGAAACAGGTAAATTAAAATATACAGAAGTATAAAGTGATTAAACGAAAAGCTAGAACTATACCATTTGGATATAAACTAGCAGAAGACACAGATTATATTGAACCAATAGAATCTGAATTAGAAGCTTTAGAAGAAGCAAAGAAATTTTTAAAAACATGTTCATACCGAGAGGTAGCTATTTGGCTAACAAGAAAAACAGGAAGGTACATATCATATGTCGGACTTAGAAAAAGAGTCGCAAGAGATACCGCTTCCAAAACCAAAGAAGAAAGTCAAGACCAAAGCCAAGCAGTCAGCTAAACAAGCTTTAGCTAGAACACGTAAAAAAGTTGCAAAGGCAGAACAATCTCTACGTTCAGCCAAAGCTCATGCCAAAAATGTCAAGGATAAATTGTTAACCATTGACAAAGTATTGGATGGTAAAGAACAGCAACTTATAACCCAAGACGTAATAGAAGATGTTCCAGAAAATATTCAAGAACATCTAGCTGCACAGAATATAATCTTTAAACCTAATGATGGTCCACAAAGAGATTTTCTAGCAGCCTCAGAACGAGAAGTATTTTACGGTGGAGCAAGAGGTGGTGGTAAATCATATGCCATGTTAATAGATCCTCTACGATACTGTCATAAAGAACATCATCGTTGTCTATTACTCAGAAGAACAATGCCTGAGTTAAGAGATTTGATTAATCATTCTCAACGATTATACTCAAGAGCATATCCAGGAGCAAAATGGAGAGAGCAAGAAAAAGAATGGAGATTCCCATCAGGAGCAAAAATAGAGTTTGGTTATGCAGAGAACATGACAGACGTTTTGCGATACCAAGGGCAATCATACACATGGATAGGAATAGACGAACTTCCACAATATCCTTCGCCAGATATATATAATTTTCTAAGATCGTCACTTAGATCAGTTGATCCAAGTATACCAGTATACATGAGGGCTACAGGTAACCCAGGTAACGTTGGATCACAGTGGGTTAAAGAAATGTTTGTAGATCCTATAGATCCAAACACAGCTTTTAACATAGAGATTTCTACACCCTCAGGTATAAAATATATAACAAGAAGATTTATACCAGCTAAGTTACAAGATAATCCGTACCTTATGCAGACTGATGATTACTATGCAATGTTATCATCATTACCAGAAGTACAGAGAAAACAATTTTTAAATGGAGACTGGGATGCATTTTCTAATGCAGCATTCTCAGAATTTGACAGAGATGTACATGTTGTCGAACCTTTTGAGATACCTAAAGGCTGGCAGAGATTTCGTGCTGCTGACTGGGGTTATTCTTCTCCTGCTTGTTGCTTATGGTTTGCTATTGACTACGATAATAATTTATGGGTTTATAGAGAACTGTATACTCAAAAGATTACGGCAGATGTATTTGCAAGAAAAGTTATAGACCTAGAGCACGGAGAATACATACGTTACGGGGTTTTAGACGCTAGTACATGGGCAAGAAGAGGTGATGTGGGTCCAAGTATTGCAGAGACAATGATTCAAGCTGGATGCCGTTGGAGACCTTCTGATAGAACTCCAAGAAGTAGAATTAGTGGAAAGTTAGAAATCCACAAAAGATTAAAGGTTGAAGATAATGAACCTGGTATTCGTATCTTTTCTAATTGTAGGAACTTATTAAGAACATTCCCTACACTACCAATAGATGATAATAATCCAGAAGACATTAATACACACGTAGAAGATCACGCATATGATGCATTAAGATATGGATGTATGAG